GAGTTCTATTGCTTAGATGAGTTATATCATCATGAGAGTAGGTGGAATCCAAGCGCTCGCAACGGCTCACACTATGGCATACCACAAGGTAGATCTAAGTACTTGGCTAAGGTAGATGGCTTTAAGCAAGTAGACTGGGGTATCAAATACAATCTAAATAGATATGGTTCTATGTGTAAAGCATTAAATCATTTCAAGACTAAAGGATGGCATTGAGTAAAAGAGCTATAGGTAGTGGCAAGTGGCAGAAGCTACGCATACAGATACTCGATCGTGATGGGTGGGTGTGTGTTAGTTGCAACAGGCCAGCCCATACTGTGGATCACATCATACCTAGAGTTAAGGGTGGTGACATGTGGAGTCCAGACAACCTACAAAGCATGTGTAAGTCATGTAATAGCGCTAAAGGTGGTCGTTTTTTTAATAGCATGCCGACCCCCCCTGTCTTTTCCAAACCTTCTCTCTCCAAGACAGTCCAGATCGTTCCAGATTCACCTTTTAATAAACCAGATACAATAAACTTCGATGAAGAATGATGCAGAAATAATCCCGATCAAACGAGGGGTCGGGCTAATTGGCAGTACCACGCCTAGAGTTCACACGCCCTTACTTAAAGGTAAGAGCAAAGCGGATGAGGTGGCCGATCTAGCTGAGAAGATCGGTTTACCTTTAATACCCTGGCAAAGATTTGTACTAGATGATTTGTTATGTGTAGATGATGAGGATAACTGGCGTAAAAAGACAGCTCTAATACTGGTAGCACGTCAAAATGGTAAGACCCATTTAGCACGCATGCTGATATTGAGCCATCTATTTTTATGGGGTTCTAAGAATGTACTGGGCATGTCCTCTAATCGTAATATGGCATTAGATACATTTAGGCAAGTTAGTTACACGATAGAAGATAATCAATTTCTAAAAGACCAGGTAAGACAGATACGCCTGGCTAATGGCCAAGAATCTATAAGCTTACTTAATGGCGCTAGATATGAAATAGCAGCGGCTACCAGAGATGCACCACGTGGAAAGACTGCCGATTTCTTATATATAGACGAATTACGTGAATGGACAGAAGAAGCCTTTACAGCTGCACTACCTGTTACACGTGCTAGGCCTAATTCTATGACCTTAATGACAAGTAACGCAGGTGATGGATTTAGTACTGTGCTTAATGATCTTAAAGAGCGCTGTTTATCATACCCGCCAGATAGTTTAGGTTATTACGAATGGTCAGCACCACAGCACTGCAAGATACATGATCGTAAAGCCTGGGCACTTGCAAATCCCGCACTCGGTCATTTAATTTCAGAAACGACACTGGAAGAATCAGTCAATACAAATAGCGTAGAAGCTACAAGAACTGAAATGCTTTGCCAGTGGATAGATAGCGCTGTAAGCCCCTGGGTATATGGATCTATCGAGGCATGTAGTGATAGCACACTAGAGATCCCTGTCGGGCCGATGACTATAATGGCCTTTGATATTGCACCTACTAGAAGATCTGGTGCTTTAGTTATGGGTCAATTAAAAGATGGCAAGATAGCAGTAGGTCTAGCCCAGTTATGGCAAAGCGAAGTAGCTGTAGACGAGGTTAAGATGGCTAGTGATATAAATGAGTGGGCTAAGAAATATCATCCACACAAAATACTATTTGACAAGTACGCAACACAGACTTTAGCCACAAAATTAGAACAAAGTGGTTGGCGTATTGAAGATTGCAGTGGCCAGGCTTTCTACCAGGCCTGTTCAGACTTATCAGATGCTCTGGCTAACGTTAGATTAGTACATAGTGGGCAAGCGGACTTAGTACAGCACCTTAATAACTGTGCAGCTAAGACTAATGACGCAGGGTGGAGAATCATAAGACGGAAATCAGCAGGCGATGTGACAGCGGCGATCAGCCTTGCCATGGTCGTAAGCCAATTAACTAGACCGCAACAAACTGCACAAATATTTGTCTAACTTGCACCATTAGTCCGATTTATGGTATAAAGTATACCTATGGGTCTATTGTCTGCTTTGGGTATAAATAAAAAAACTGAAACTGTCCAAGCGCAATACGCCCCTGCAATTATGGACACAGCCTATGGCTATGGTTCATTTACAACTGGTGTTGGTAATTTCCCAGGTGGATTAGATAGAAATTTTGCTATGCAAGTACCTGCCGTTTCACGTTGCAGAAATCTTATAGCTGGTGTAGTTTCATACTTGCCATTGAAGCTTTACAAAAAGTCAAATGGTGAGGAGTTGGGGAACCCTCTTTGGATAGATCAACCAGACTATCGGCAACCAAGATCCGTCACCATATCATGGACTGTCGATAGTCTTTTATTTTATGGTGTTGCATATTGGCGAGTAACAGAATTATATGCAGATGATTTAAGACCATCCCGATTTGAGTGGATAGCGAATAACAGAGTTACATTTACTACAAATAAATTTGGCACAGAAGTAGATGAGTATTATGTAGATGGTGTATTAGCACCAATGACTGGTATAAATTCACTTATCACATTTCAAGGCTTAACACAAGGTGTATTAACTACCGCAGCACGTACAATTCAAAGCGCATTAGATATTGAAAAAGCCGCAGCTGTATCTGCACAAACTCCAATGCCAAGTGGTTACATTAAAAACACAGGCGCAGATCTACCAGAGCAACAAGTATCTGGATTATTAGCACAATGGAAGCAAAGCAGACAAAATAGATCTACAGCATATTTAACTTCTACTCTATCTTATGAAACTACAGGCTTTAGTCCTAAAGATATGATGTATAACGAAGCACAGCAATATCTTGCAACACAAATTGCACGTGCTATGAATGTACCTGCATATTACATAAGCGCAGACATGAATAACAGCATGACTTATCAAAACATTATCGATGGTCGCAAAGAGTTTGTAGCATATTCACTACAGCCGTTTATCTGTGCTATTGAAGATCGTTTAAGCATGGATGATATAACCCCTAGAGGCCATGTAGTTAAGTTTGCTATAGAAGAATCATTCTTAAGAGCTGACACAATGAAGCGCCTAGAGGCATTAGAGAAAATGATAAATCTAGGTTTAATCGATGTGGAAGAAGCTAAAGAAATGGAACAAATGACACCTAACGGAAGAGAAACAGAAGATGAAACTTACATTCAGTAGCCACATAGAAGCTGCCGATACAGAGCGCAGAGTTATTGCTGGCAAGATCGTACCTTTTGAAGAGGTCGGCAATACTTCCGTAGGTAAGGTCGTATTTGCTAAAGGCTCAATAGAGATAGGCGATCCTGGCAAGGTTAAGATGCTTATGCAACATGCACCAGAGCGCCCAATAGGTCGCATGCAAAAATTTAACGAAGAAAAAGACGGAATCTACGCATCATTTAAGATCAGCGCATCTATGCAAGGGCAAGATGCTTTAATCCTTGCTGGCGAGCAATTAATCGATGGTTTATCTGTCGGTGTAGATGTAAATAAGTCTGTACAGAAAAAAGAGTATTTATATGTAACCAGTGCAACACTAAGAGAGGTTAGCCTGGTAGAAAGCCCAGCATTTACAGCTGCGCAAGTTACTAAAGTTGCTGCTAGTGAAAACGAAGCAGAGGACACAAACCAAACAACAGAAAGCGAGGCTCCTGTGGAAGATTTAGCAACAGCGCCACAAGAAGCAAAGGCAGAGGCTGCTACTCCTACAGTAGAAGCTGCTCGCCCTACAATTACAGCACCACTTATTACAACTTCAGTACGTTCACCAATTAACTCAATGGCGAAGTACACAGAGCACAAGATCAAAGCTGCGCTAGGTAGCGATGAATCTAAGCTTTATATTGCTGCAGCAGATGACTCATTTTCAACTAACCCAGCATTTAACCCAACTCAATATCTAACTGAGTTTGTAACAAACACACGCTTTGGTACACCAACAATCGATGCATGTTCACAAGGCACATTGCCAGCATCAGGTATGACCATTAACGTACCATCTTTGGTAACTACCGCAGGTGGCGGAACAGGTGTAGCACCAGTTGTAACTGTTGAGGCAGAGGCTGGCGCAGTACAAAACACAGGTATGGAAACTGCTTATCTAACAGGCACAGTGTCTAAGTACTCAGGTATGAACACACTATCTGTTGAGTTGTTAGAGCGTTCAGACCCTAACTTCTATGCAGAACTTACACAGCAATTACAAAATGCTTATTTGACAACTATTGACACTGCAGCATTAACAGCATTACTAGCAGCAGGAACATCAGCATCAGCAGTATCAGCAGATAGCGATGGAATTGTTGCTTATACAGCACAAGCAGCAGCAGCTGTTTACAAGAACACTGGCTACTTTGCACAGAACTACATCGGCAACCCAGCACAATGGCAAGCTTTGATGGGCGCACTTGATAACACAGGTCGACCAATTTACAACGCAATTCAGCCAATGAACGCAGGCGGAGATGTACGACCTTCTTCAATTCGTGGAAATGTATTAGGACTTGATCTATACGTAGACAAGAACTTCTCACAGACTGCATTTGATGATAACTCAGCTGTAATTATTGCACCAGAGGCTTTCACTGTATATCGCTCACCTCAGGCATTTATGTCTGTAAACGTAGTATCAAACCTACAAGTACAGGTAGCAATTTACGGATTTATGGCAACAATCGCCAAGATGCCTTACGGAATCATCAAGTTCGCAGCAACACCTTAATCAATAACCGATTAATAATCCTCTGGGGTTTAGTAGCCCTAGCCCCAGGGGAGTTTTTTAAGAAAGGACACCATGCCAGCCACTTATGTAACCAAAGCTGAGTTAAGATCTAACTTAGGTATTGGTACTCTTTACGCTGACTCCGTGGTGGAAGAAGTGTGCCAATCGGCTCAAGACCTTCTCAACCAGTATTTATGGTTTAACGATGCACCAATAGTTGCCGCAGGATTACAAGACAATGTAGCTACTTTAGTATTAGCAAACCCAGGCATATTTGTAAAAGGTCAAACAATTAGCGTAGAAGGCTGTGGCAATATCTATGGTGGCCAACATGTAATTACTGGCACAATACCTGGATCTAATATCCCAGTATCGATACAAAATGCATTTTACAATTTCTTTTACAATTACTCATGGCCTAATGGCTATTCATTTATTCAATTTACCAAAGTACACGCAAACGACCCATTTCATAGAATCCTTCCGTATGGCAAAGCAAGTGGCCAAGATACTAAAGAAGATGATTATGCTGTGATACCTGCAATCAGAGAGGCAGCTATGATTTTGGCTGTCGATATATGGCAAGCTAGACAAGTTAGCCAGACTGGTGGGGTAGGCATGGATGGGGTCAGTGCTAGCCCTTATCGGATGGGTTATCAGCTGATTAACCGAGTGCGTGGCCTCATCCAGCCATATTCAGCACCTGCATCACTGGTAGGTTAATATGCCAGCTGCAATTACCACACTACGTAGCACACTAGCCACAGATCTTACTAATGCTGGCGTGTGGTCAGTATTTGCATTTCCACCAGCTACATTACTTGCCAATGCAGTAGCGATCACCCCTGGCGATCCTTACATAGTGCCAAGCAATAACGATCATGTAACAGTATTACCTTTAGCAAACTTTAGAATCTTAATCACTAAACCTGCGTTAGATAACCAGGGTAATTTGGCTGGTATGGAAGATTACATAGTAGCCGTAGTAACAAAGTTAGCAGCGTCAGCGCTGACACTTAATATATCAAGCATTTCAGCTCCAGCAATCGTAAGCGCTCAAAGTGGCGATTTATTGGTGTCTGAAATAACAGTATCAATCCTAACGAGCTGGAGTTAATTATGAGCAAAGAAGAAGATTTAGCCTTCTTAATAAAGACAGGCCAAATAAAAGAAGCACCAAAAGAAAAAGCACAACCTAAAAAGGAAGAGGAATAACAGTGGCAATTTACTTAAACAATAACGTGGGCGTCAAGCTAGCGACCAACGCTGCGCCTACTACACCATCTATTGATATTAGCGACCTAGTATCTAGCGCTGTTATCAACCAAATCGTAGATGAGCTAGAGATTACTGCGATGGGTGATACCGCTCACCGATTCGTAGCAGGTCTACAATCAGGCACATTTACAATCGACTTTATGAACGACTGGGCAAATACTGAGATTAGCCAGACTCTAAATGATGCATTTGGCAAGACTCTAGCTGTATCAGTAATTACAGTAAAAGGAACAGCTGTATCAGCTGCTAACCCTACCTACCAGTTCTCAATCCTAGTAAATAACCTAACTCCGATCGGATCAGCTGGAGTAGCCGAAATTGCTACATCTAGCATTACATTTACTGTAAACTCCGTAATCACAGTATCGCCTACAGTGGCGTTCTAATTAAGGAGTAACAATGGCAAAGCTAAAGATTACTAGGGCTACTGGTGAAGTCACAGAACATAAGATAACACCAGGTGTCGAATACGCTTTCGAATTGAAATATGGTGCAGGTATTAGCAAGATGCTGCGTGAGCATGAACAGCAAACCCACATTTATTGGTTAGCTTGGGAGTGCTTGCGCAGATCAGGTGCTCAAGTACCTTTATTTAACGTGGAATTTATAGACAGCCTAGAAACTGTCGAGGTATTAGACGAAGAAAAAAAATAACACAGCGGGATTCTATCCTTTACGGCATCGCACAGATGGCTATAGAAACTGGGATTCCGCCTAGCGAGTTTATTAATATGGACTCGGAAATGTATCAAGCAATGGTTAAAGTATTGGTTGATAGAGCTAAGGAGATTAAAAATGCCAGCCGAGGTCGTAGGCGTTAAAGAGGTCATGAAAGGCCTTAGCTTTATCGATGAAGATCTCTATGCTCGCATTAAAACTGCTATTAATCCATTAATGCGCCAGGTAGAAGCTACCGCTAAAGGTTATGTACCTGCTAATACAGAAGTACTATCTGGCTGGTCTAAACCAATATCATCGAGTATAGATTATCGACCATTCCCAAAATATGATGCCAATAATGTAAAAGGCGGCATAGGTTACAAAGAAGGCCAAAACAGAAGATTTAAAAATGGTTTTCAAGTTGAGAATTACGTTTACAATATCAGCGCAGCTGGTCGTATTTACGAAACCGCAGGCCGATTAAACCCACAAGGTAGAGCGCCATTTACATCTATTAATCCTGGTGGTGGCACAATGGCATTCAAGCAAGCTGGTACTGCTAGACGTAAGAGCAGATCTACAGCTAGATACGATTCTAATAATCCATTTGCAGGATACCAGTTTGTTACTGACTTACCAGAACTTACTAAACAGCCAAAGATTAAAGATGTCAGAAGTGCTGGTCGCAAAGGATCAGGCCGATTAATTTACAAGGCTTGGGCTAAAGATAGTCCTAGAATTTATGATGCTATTTTAGATGCAATCAAAGCGGGCGCTGATTACTTTAATGACACTACTGAAATGAAGAAGGTGGCATAGTGGCCAATGTAGTCGTATCCGCACTCGCTACCTGGAATGGTAAAGCGCTTAAAAAAGCCCAGCAAGATGTAAACGTATTTGAAAAGCGTGTAAAGAGTTTTGCACGTACCTTTGGCGTTGCATTTAGTGGCGCTGCATTAGTAGCGTTTAGTAAGAAAGCCATTAAAGCATTTTCCGATGATGAAGCCGCAGCCAAATCATTACAGTTACAATTAGAAAATACTGGCAACGCATTTAGAGTTACAGAGGTAGAAGATTACATAAAAGGCTTAGAAAAAACATACGCAATACTTACAGACTTACGCAAACCATTTCAAACATTCTTAAACCTTACTAGATCAGTTGGGCTATCACAGCGCACACTAGAGGCTGCATTAAATACAAGTGCTGGTACTGGCGAAAGTTTAGATACTGTGGTAGGGGCTTTAGCCGCAGGTATTAGAGGTAAAACTAAAGCAATTGAAGGATTAAACACTGGTATAGATGCAAACATAATTAAAACTGGCGACATGAATAAAATCATGGAAGCCCTAGAAAAGAAATTCTCAGGTCAAGCATCGGCCAGATTAGATACTTATGCAGGCAAGATGGATGTGCTTAAAAAAGGCGCAGATGAAGCCACTAAATCTATTGGCCGAGGCTTAGTAGATGCATTAGAAATCTTAAGCAAAGATAGTTCTGTCGCTACCCTTGCCACAGATTTTGAAAACTTAGGCGACAATATAGCTTATGCCATTAGAGAGATAGCCAAATTAACTAAAGGTTTTACTGACTTAGTAAGTAATCCTACATTCAAGGCTGGTTTATTAGCCATCGCTATTGCTAGTAAAAGCCCTAAAGCTGTGGCGGCTGCCTTTACTATTGTTGGCGGAAGCGCAGTCCTTGGCGCTGCTACAAGTGCTAGACAATTAAGTCCAGAAGAAAACAGTGCATTAGCCAGAGCACGTATTATCAATAGAAGATTAGAGGCTAGAATTATTGCTTTGTCTACTGGTAAACGCAAAGAAGAATATGAGATATTAAAGAAGAAAACTGAATTAGACAAACTAAAAGAAAAATTTGATTTAGAGTTAATTGGCTTACAGAAAGCACGTAATGAAGCCACAGACGAAGAAACTAAAAGGCGACTAGATGGCTTAATCGCTATTGCCAAAAATGATGATGCGTTAGGCAAAAAGGCATTAGCAGAGTTAGAAGCAGCTGAACAGTTAAAGAAGTTGGCTAAAGCCGCCCAAGATGCCGCAGATGCTATGGGTAGATTTGATCCAGCCAAGTTTAGAATGGGTGAGAATAAAGATTTAGGCATGGATGCTTTACAGATACTAGCTGCATTAACTGCTATGCAAGGTGCTGCAAGTGGTTTATTACCTTTGGCTGGCATGGGCGGTAAAACAAAACAAGCAGCCGACACATTAGCCTATGGTCAAAAATACACAGATCTTAATGAGGTATTAACTGGTGGTAGCATATTCGATCCTAGCTTTGCTAGACGTGGTGAATCAGCTGACTTAAGAATAACTGTAGATACAGCTGCTACAGGCGATAGATTCGCAGCACTAATAGCAGAGAGTTTACAGATAGCCCAGAAGTCTGGCGTATCTTATGGCATCGCTGGCGGTCTATAATGCCTGTACCTACAATAAATGCAGTAATTAACTTTAGTACTGGGCCATCATTCGCACAGGCCTTTCTTATCGGATCAGGTATTTTAGGCACAAACGTATTAGCAGATAGCACAGCTGTAATTGTCGATGTATCAAATCAAATAGACAAGATAGAAACTGCCAGAGGTCGCAACCCATTAAGCGATGAGTTTCAGACAGGCACACTATCTCTTCGCATCATAGATCAGAATGGCGATTTCAACCCACAGAATACATCTAGTCCGTATTACACATACTTAACACCTATGAAGAAGGTGCAGATTACTGCTACCTATAATTCTATTACCTATCCTATATTCTCAGGCTTTATTACAAGCTATGTAACTACCTATCCTAAAGAATCAGAAGATGTAACCTATACTACTATCCAGGCTGTAGATGCCTTTAGACTTGCTTATAATGCCCAGATAAGCACTGTTACAGGTGCTACTGCTGGTGATTTATCAGGTACTCGTATTAATGAGATATTAGATGAAATCGACTGGCCACAATCTATGCGTGATATTGATGCAGGCCTAACTACTATGCAGGCAGATCCTGGCACAGCTCGTACAGCCTTAGCTGCATTACAGACTGTTACACAATCAGAGTATGGCGCATTTTATGTAGATGCCGATGGTGAGTTTGTATTCCAAGATAGGTCAGTAACTGTGGGATCTATTGCTGCTACCCCTACAGTCTTTGCAGATGATGGATCAGGTATTGAATATAAGAATGTGGCTTGGATCTTAAACGATACTCTAATCTTCAATAAGGCCACTATCACTAGATCAGGCGGTACTGCCCAGGTA